ATCACACACTTGATAAGAATATATTACCTACAGAGTCTTTGCCTTGGTCTATTCCTATGCAACCAGTTACCTCAGCAGCGATATCTGGTGTTGGTTCATCACCTACTGGATTGGTAGAGGGTTCAACTGTAATCGGATTCTTTGTTGATGGTGAAGATGGTCAAATACCAGTTATCATGGGTTCTTTTGGTGTAGAAGATAATGTACCCACGATAGACGATAAAGATACACCAGAATCACCAGAGTCATTGGCAGAAAGAGGATTCTATGACCCAAATGGAAAATTCCCACGCAGAAAAGAATTAAAGATATCAGAAGACGAGAGTCTTGCAGATAAAGTCAAAGGAATGGTTAGTGATGGACTTGGTGGCATATTAGACGCGGAAGGCAATAAACTTACTGGTCTCGCAGAAGGTGTTGATGAAGTTGATGTAGGTAAGAATGTTCTGGGAGAAGCATCATCCTCTAGACTTGCTAGGGGTGATATGTCAGAAAATCACTATTCGTTAAAGGGAAAAAGAGAAACGAGAATAGGAGCTAAAGACGATGGTGTGCCACGAGGATTTGCAACTAAAATATCTGGGTGGAATAATACAGAACTACCATACGAACATGATAATGGTGGTGAAGACATTCCAGTATTTCCAGGCCTATACGAACCAACTTTCTGGGAGGAACCCCACCCACAAGGTTCTGAAGTTTCTAAATCTCAGTACCCATACAACCATGTAAGGGAAACAGAGAGTGGACATGTCTTTGAGGTTGATGACACACCAGACGCGGAAAGAATACACGAATATCATACTGCTGGAACATTTAGAGAAATTCAACCAGACGGAACCAAAGTAGAAAAAATTGTTGGTGAAGATTATGTCATTGATTTAAAAAGCAGATACATGTATGTTAGAGGCGACTTCAACCTTATGGTAGAGGGCGATTACAATATTAATGTCAAGGGAAACAAATACGAACATATAAGTGGTCACTCATACAATACTGTAATGGGTAATAGGTTAAACAAGATACAAGGACATGAGTTAGTTGATACTCAAAGTTCATATCTATTAATGACTGCTGGTAACTTCAATTGTCAAGTAGGACAGTCTGATAAAGACCAAAAGAAAATAGGTAATTATCGTTTGCGTGTTTTGGGAGAAATGAACGAAACAGTTCAAGGTAAACATAAAATAATGGGTGGTAATGATTTTAAACACATTGTCAAAGGTGACATAGGGTTTACTACCGCGCTTAGAACAGGGCTTGACCCAACTGCAGCTTTAGAAGCTGCTTCGGCTGGGGCAGCTCCATCTCCAGATGCACTTGTTCAAGGTGGTTCAATCAAATTAGAGGCAATTCAGAAAGTTGACATTGCAGCTGCTCCGACTGATTTACCGAAAGTACCTGGCTCGCCTCTTGGTGGTGTTGTTTCCATAGTTTCTGATAGAATTAACACAACCGCGAGAGTTGACTATGTAGAGAGAGTTGGCCCAGTTTCGGTTCCCTTCCCAGCTCAAATTATCGGAAACAAAAGGACTTATGTTGTGAATCCTAGTGGAGTTGGTGGTATTCAAAATACCTTGATTGGTGCTGGTGTAATTGAGAATAACATTACAGGGGTTGGTGCTATTAATAATTTCGTAACAGGTGCTGGATTTATTAATAACGCGATTGCTGGTGCTGGTACTATTATTGATACTACTGGTGCTGCTCTTCCAACAACATTTGGAACACCAAGTGCCATACCTATTGGAACATCAAGTACGATAATGACGAATGCTTCACTCTTGACGGTTACTCCGATAGTTGATATTACTGCGATTACAAATATTACTGGTGTAACAAGCATAGTGGGTGCAACATCCATTACTGGTGCAACTGGAATTACTGGTACTCTTACTGTTACTGGATTGGTTACTGGTGGTAGCACCGTACTTCAGACTCATACTCATAACACACCTGTACCTGGCGGGTCTTCTTCTGGTACATATCAAACGACACCACCGCTTTAATGGAGAAATAAATGAGTTGTAAAGGTATAGGAAAAGCATTTGGGGAAATCGCGGATAAGATTGACCAACTACAAGACCAAATTGACCTAGCAGTTGATACTACTGTTGATGCGATTGCGAGTGAACTGGGTATCAATTTTCTTAAAGCAAAATTTCTTGCTATGCAAGGAGAGTTTGAGGCCTTGTTCCAAGAAGAATTTGGTAACCTAGAAAACTTTCTTAAACAATTAAGAGATGGTATACCATTCGCGGATGAACTTGGTGATTTGGTGGCATTAGCGGCACAAACAGAACGGTTTATTGCTAAAGCTAAAGAGATTGAAGAAAAATATGGTGATAAGAACAATACCATAAACAACATCATGAGAGACCCAGTTGGATTCTTTGATAGTCTTGGTTCAGATTTGGAAAGTCTATGTGAGGCAATGCCAAATTTTGAAAAGGCAAAAAACGGTAAGATTAAAGTAACTTCTGCCAAGTTTAATCTTGATGCTGGAGAGATAGATGCTGAAGAATTAATAAACGAAGGGGTTTCACCCACGATAGAAAGGTTAAAGGACTTTCTCAAGAATTTAAGATTGGAAGTTGTACAAAAAGAATCTAAAGTAGATAAAGATACTAAGAACGCATTTGCCTAGTGCAAAGTATTATAAATAGTCACATGCTTAAACGACCTACTACAATATATAAAGATTTTGATTTGAGTTTTACAAAAAACCCAAATACAAAGGATATTGCTCGGAGAGTAGATGTTCAAGCGGTTAAACAATCGTTGAAGTCATTGTTGTTAACTCAATACTATGAAAAACCATTTAAACCGCAATATGGTTCTCCAATAAGAGGACTATTATTTGAACCAGTCGATGTGGCTACTGGTACGAGTCTTGCGACAGAAATAAAAAGAGCGATTGTTAACTTTGAACCAAGGGTTGTAGTAGAAGAGGTAGAGGTTTACCCAGATCAAAATGAAAATTCATTTTCATGTAAAGTGTTCTTTTTCGTAAGAGGGATTAGGGAGTTGCAAGAACTCGGAATAGTTTTAGAGAGGTTGAGATAAATGGCAGTCAAGAATGTAACAGAATTAGATTTCGATACTATAAAAACAAATCTAAAAACACACTTAAAAAATCAAACTGAGTTTGCAGACTACGACTTTGAAGCATCTGGTATTTCGCAACTTATAGATTTACTCGCATATAATACACACTACAATGCCGTCCTTGCTCATATGGTATCCAATGAAGCATTTATTGATTCTGCTGTCAAAAGAAATTCAGTTGTATCGATTGCAAAAACAATGGGATACACACCAAGGTCTGCCCGTTCTGCTAAGGCTGTTATTGACCTTACAATAGTACCAGACCCAGCTTTTACATCAACGAGTCTTACTTTAACAAAAGACAGGATATTTACATCTAATGTAAACGGAAGAAACTTTAACTTTTTACCAGATAAAGATTACACCGTAGACAAATCAGTTATTAATGGTGTGGCTGCTTTTAGATTTACTAATATAACTTTGGTGGAAGGAACAAGAGTTACCACTTCTGAGGTTATTAATAGTACGAATAGGTCTGGCCCAGTAATATTACCCAATGATAATGTTGATACAACTACTTTGTCAGTAAGAGTACAGACTTCTAGTACTAACTTAAATGCTACGCCATTCGCGTTGTCAGAACAAATTACTGGAGTTACATCTAAGTCTACTGTATTTTACTTAGAAGAAAGAACAGATGGATTTTACCAAGTTGTTTTTGGTGACGGTGTTCTTGGTAAACAATTAGATGTAGGAAACATTGTCATATGCGAATACATTCTAGGAAATGCCACAAAAGGAAATGGTGCTAGGAAATTCTCTCCACCATCAAGTATTACAGGTTCAGCTGAAAACCTTACAGGTAAAACTGTTTCAGCAGCTACAGGTGGATTCGAGTTAGAAAACATAAACAGTATTCGTTTTAATGCACCGCGATTTAATTCTGCTAAAGGTAGGGTTGTGACATCTACTGACTACGAAACTGCAATCAAACAATCAAATCCAAATATTAAATCTGTAACAGTCTGGGGCGGAGAAGATAATGTACCGCCTGTCTATGGAACAGTTTATATATCACTTCAACCTCAAACTGGATTTGTTATAACTGATACAGAAAAAAATGAGATTGCTAATAATGTTATCAAACCAAAACTTCCAGTATCATTGGTTACTGAATTTGTTGACGCGGAAACTTTATTCATAGGTTTCAATATTGCTGTAACTTATGACCCGAAACTAACTACGGAAAGTTCAGATGCTATTAAGACAAAAGTACTAGACCAAGTAACATCTCACTTTGATACTAATGTTAACGAATTAAAGAAAAACTTCTTCTTCTCAAAATTAAGTAAAGAATTAGATTCAGTAAGTGATTCTATTTTGGCAAATAATATAGAGATGAGGTTAATGAAAAAATTGACGCCTACTCTTGAAACTCCTACTAGATATCAATTGAAGTACAATAACAAACTATTAGCTAGTTCTGTTAGAACAAATTATTTTACTGTAAATATAAACGGTTCTCAAGATGAAGTTTATATTACAGATAAACCAGATGAGACATTTACTGCCTCACAACAATATAACGGTCAACGATTTAACCTTGCAAAAGGTGACCTTATTTTAAAAACAAAAGAAACAAATACAATTATAGGGGGTACTGTAGGGACTATCGATTATGACACAGGGTCATTGGATATAACATCTTTGCGAATAGATGCTATAAGTGGGGCAGGAAATAATGATGTTAGGGTTTACATAACACCACATGAAAGTGCTAAAAATATTTCTACAGATGATTTAGTTCGTGCAACCGAAGAACAAAGTTATGCTGTTACTGCTTTGCCAGCAAGAAACATAATCCTATCCCTTGATGATTCTCAAGTAGATACCACCAATAATGTCAAACAAGGTGTTGCTGTTACTATGATATCAAGGGTAAAGGATGACTAATCGAATACCATCATATCTAGAATATATCAAAACCATCGCTATCACCAGCGCTGGTTCTGGATATACATCGGGAGTCACCCTTTTAATAGATGCACCTACTGGTGATAACCCGATACAAGCCGCAGCTACTGCTACGATTGACTTTTCTGGTTCTGGTGATATAACCGCGATTAATATTACTGAGGGTGGTGATGGATATGTTCTAACTCCTTCAGTAAAAGTATCTGGTGGTGCTACAACTGTTACTAGTACTACTACAAACACAGGACTTGACGCTGGAACATATACTGGTGTTGAACCTACTTCTACGAGTGGGGTTGGTCAATTTGGTACATTTACTATTGTTATCAATGGCAATGGTGATGTAACTTCTATAACACCAGTTTCAAATGGTAATGATTATGTAGAAGGTGATACTGTTTCATTTTTACCTACCGCTCTTGGTGGTACTGGTTCAGAATTAACTGTTGTTGGTACTATTACTCACATCAATGGTGGGCAGGGGGCAATCCTAACAGCAGAAGTTGACATCATTGCGAAAGCAGATGTATACGCACAACCTAAAATTTCAAAACTTGTTGGTCAACAATTACCAGAATTTATTAGAAACGACCACGCTCTTTTTCAAACATTTATTGAAAAGTATTTTGAGTTCATGGAACTCACTAATGAAACTGATTCTTCTAAACACGGCCCACTTAAAGTATTACAAGATTTTCTTGCTAAACTAGATGTTGATTTTAACGATGATGGAAGTATCAATACAGACGATAATTTTCTTAAAGAGTTTTATAAGGACTATGTAAAAGATTTACCTTTAGGTCAGACTGCTAAATTAAGTCTTGTTTTAAAAAATATTAATGACTTCTATACTGCGAAAGGTAGTGGAGAAGCAATCAAACTTTTATTCAGAATACTTTATAATGAAGAAGTAGAACTATTCAATGCACAGGAGTTTGTACTTAGACCATCTTCAAGTAAATGGCAAGAAGATTATGTTGTAAAAGTTTATGAAAGAAAAACTTTTATCAACGCGGATACAGAAGATTTCGACCCACAGAATTTTGTTGGTCAACAAGTAGACCTTCATTACTATGAATCAACTGGTTCGGTTACAAATGCTTTTACTAAAAGAGCAAGTGTCCAATCTGTCAAAAAAATTGCTTACACTAACCCCCAAGCATATGAACTTGTACTATCTGGAATAAACAATACTTTTAGTTTGCCAGGCCCAGGCGCTGGTAGTCTTTCAAATGATGAAATGCTTCAACCAGAAGTAGCAGGAGACATAGGTACAATTACAGGAACAGAGGGGGGAGGTTCTTTTAACACACCAGACCCCTCAGTAGTTGATGGTACATATAGTATTACTGATTCAGACTTTACTTCTTACATTGATATTGACTACGATAATTCTTTAGCAATATCTAAAGGAACATATGTAAAAGCAAATAATAAAATATACCTTGCTACTAACCAAGGAGTTACCAATGGTGTTGGAACTGGGCCAAATCATGAGTCGGGTGACGCTATAGATGGTAATGTTAAGTTTAGATTTATTGAAATAACTAGTGCTACAGGACATTATTCTAGTGGTAGTTCTGGTGCGACATTTACAGTAGTTATTGCTGGCAACGCGGTATCTAGTGTTACGGTGACAGATAATGGTACTGATTATTATCCAAATGAAATAATAGAAATTCCTGCTACTGAATTTGGTGGAACAGGAACAGGGGTTAAAATAAAAGTTGCCTCTATTACAAATGGTAAAGTAAAGAAAGTTATTATTATTGATGGTGGTACTGGATTTGCTGCTAACCCACAAATTATCGTAAGCGAAAATGCTTCTGATACTATTACTCAAGAAGCGCTAATAGAAACTAGAACCACAAATGGTGTTGTAGACCAAATTTTATTTACAAATAACCAACAAGGGGCAGGATATAATAATTTACCAGACCTTAGAATATCAACAGGATTAACTCTTACCTTTGTTAGTTTAGCGGGAGAAGTATTCCCAGACACCACTAGTGGTGATGTCTTCTCTGCTATGAAAGGTATGGTAACTAGGGTTTTAAATACTGCTAAATTTAACTCAATAAAAGATGGGTCAAGCACAACCGCTGGTGGATTTAAAATTGGTGATTCTTATGTTATCAATGAAAGTGGTGGTATTCTGGGTGTCTATGCTATAGATTATTTTGGAGAGGATTATACACTAACAGGCGTATCTAATAATGCCTATGTAAGAATTACATCATTGAACGATGTTGGATATCCTGCTACATTTGAAGTTCTCGCGGTAGGACAAGGATTTAACAGACAGGATTTCCAAATAGAATTGGAATCACCTACTGGTCAGATTGCTTTAGTTGACTTTAATACAGGATATAATGCAGTTCTAGGTGGAGTTGCTGGTGACGCTGGTGGATTCCTATCAGATGCAAACAGACTATTCGATAACATAGTTTATCAACCATTCGCCTATCAGATACAATCAGAATTACAAGCATCTGAATGGAAAGATTATGTCAAACGAGCTGCTCACCCAGCTGGTTTTGCATTATATGGTGACCTACAAATTAAACAGGATATTGATTTCTCTGCTGGATTTACAGTTGAAACAGATGTTTACATGTTCTTCAAGTATCCAGACATTGAGGAAATTCTTGTTGATGAAAGTGTGGTTAAGGCAGTTGAGATTGCAGAAGCAGGGCCTGATTCAATTTTCCCAGGCGATGCCATCAATACATTTGATGTCACAACTACTCAAACAGAGAGTGTTGGAATTCAATCTGAAGAAGGCCCGTATACATTTGTTGGTACATCCGTAAGAGTTTTCTACGCGACTTCAGATGGAACTGAAACTGGTGACCCATACTTTGAACAACACAGTTCTGCATCAGATGACTATGTAGAAAGATTTGGTGTTGGTGACTATTTCTTAAATGACGGTGGCCCGTATGTAGAACTTGGTAATCCACAAAAACTAGTAGAGATGAATTTCAATTCAACGGATACTGGTGAATACGCATTGGATTACTTTGCTAACGATGCTGGTAGATATACGGTTCTTATTGCAGATGATACCGAAAGAAGTACAGAATTCTTCTTTGCTAATGATACACTAACATCACTTGAAGTTCAGGCTGTCGCAACGGATAGTGTAGAAATGGGTGAGTCTGTATTGATATCATTCGTATTCTTCAGAAATCCGACTGACTCATTTACAATGCAAGATTCAGTAAGTGTAGAAAGAGGTGTTGGTGCTGTTGAGACTCTTCTGTTTGCTGACGCGATTGATAAATTTGATATCGGAGTTAACCCAACAGATACACCAAATGCGGATGATTCAACAGCATTTGATGTAACCGCTGGTAGAGCTGACACATTTACAAGTGATGATACACTATCAATAGAACCACAATTGATTAGTACTGATACAACACTAACGCAAGACACTCCATCTGTAGAGGCACAACCAAGACCTACTGACTCAGTAGCTACCGCAGATAGTGTGAATAAGTTTGATATAGGTGTCAATCCAACTGATACAAGTGCTACTGCTGACAGTATAAATAATTTTGATATCACAACTGGCCCAACAGATACTTCAAATACTGCTGATTCAATTACTAAACTTGATATAGAGATAGACCTCACAGGTTCTTCCGTGGACGAAGATGCTGCTATAAGTGATAGTGGTAGTCTTATCTCACAATCATATACAGTCGATTTAACTTACTTTGCCGAAGATTATGTTGCTGATACGGTAGTGAATTTTTAAAAACTAATTTTAATTCTTATAAATAAGGAATAACAAGGCAATAACTAATTTTTAGAGGAGATAACAATGTTGCAAAAAAATGCCTTAGACGCTAAGGGTCGATTGACTCTTGAGTTGTTTGATGAGTTTGGGAACTTAAAAGAAACCCAAGAAATAAAAAATGTCGTTGTAAACAACGGTCTTAACTATATCGCATCTCGTATGAAAGATGCATCTGCTACCGCGATGTCACATATGGCAATCGGTTCAGATAATACTGCTGCCGCTGCTGGTAATACCGCATTAGGTACAGAACTTGGTAGGGTTGCTCTTACTTCTACTACTGTCACTTCAAATTCAGTCGCTTATGTTGGGGACTTCCCCGCTGGTACTGGTACAGGTGCGGTTGTTGAGGCAGGAATCTTAAACGCTAGTTCTGGTGGTACGCTACTGTGTAGAACTGTATTTTCTGTGGTAAACAAAGCCGCTGCTGATACACTAAAGATCACTTGGACGGTTACTGTATCTGACTCCTAAGAGTTAAACTAAGGAGTTAGTGCATGGCCATTCTGTTACTAGAACAGGCAAGGTTTCATCAGGCGAGGTCTTTCTATAGAGACATCTATAACGGCAATGATAAATTTTATCTTGCGGCCTCGCGTACTGAAACATGGACGGATGATACTGCGCCTGATACATCGGTAGATAATCGTGTCGATGTGCAGAACTTCAGAGACAAGATACTTTTTGTAAAAAGAGTACAGTCTGCTGATACGGCTATGTTAGCTCGTAGGATTGATTGGGTAACTGGTACGGTTTATGATAGGTATGATGATGCTTATAGTTCCTCAAATCCATCCAATTCTGGTGCTACATCATTACATACTGCAAACTTTTATGCCTTAACAGACGATTTTAATGTTTACAAATGTATTGATAATAACAGTAATGGACAAAGTACCGTAAAACCAAACAGTACTGGAACTGAAATATTTACAACCTCAGATGGTTATAAATGGAAATTTTTATTTCAAATAGGTGCTTCAGATAGAACTAAGTTTTTATCTACAGCATTTATGCCAGTCAGAAAAGTATCTGGTGCTGGTCAACCATCGTTTGATGTAAACGGTGAGATTGATAGTATTACAGTTAGTAATGGGGGAAGTGGATATACTTCACCACCTACTATTACCATAAACGGAGATGGTGTTGGTGCTACTGCAGCTGCTACTATAAGTGGTGGAGCAGTAACCGCTATAACCATAACTGGTGCTGGTTCTGGATATACTTTTGCAGACATAGTTATAACTGGTGGTGCTGGTGCTAACGCGAAAGCAGATGCTGTTCTTGGAAGTACAGACACACCAAGTTTACAAACAAATGTGGAAGGTACTGCTGTAAAAGGAACCATTGATAAAATAGTAGTTACAAATCAAGGTTCAGATTATACTGCTGGTGATGTAAGTATAAAAATATTAGGTGATGGTGTTGGTGCTACTGCAGCCGCTGTGGTAAATACAAATGGAAATGTCACAGGGGTAACCATAACAAATCCAGGCTCTGGATATACAAATGCAAGTGTTGAACTTACTCAGGCATCTGGTGGTGGAATTAATGCTGCTTTTAGAGTTATCATATCACCTATTGACGGACACGGAGCTCACCCACAAAAAGAATTGTTTTGTAAGAGGGTGGGCGTAACAGTTTCTTTTGATAATGATTCTAGAGATTTAATTACAGGAAACGACTATAGACAAGTTGGGTTGATGAAAAACATTACTAAATATAGTTTAAGTACCTTATTCGATGATGCAACTGGTTCTCCTCATTTCATCATAGGAATAAGTGACCCCAACAATTATGGCCCAGACGATAAACTAACCGCGACAAGTGGAGGTAGTTTTACAGTAGCACAGTTAAGAGATACAACAGGAAATGGAACGGACGATAGTGTTTATTTACAGGAAGATGTGGCAGGAATAGGCATTAGTGACACAATTACAAATTTAACAAAAGGACTCTCTAGTTTACCTATAAATAGTCTTACAAATCCAGAAATAGACCACAACTCTGGAGACATAGTTTACTTTGATAATAGAAAACCTATTACAAGAGAAGAGGGTCAAGTAGAGACAGTAAAAATAATATTTACTTTCTAAGGGAAAAGAAATGGCGATTGATTTAAATGTAACACCTTATTATAACGATTTTTCAGCAGCGAAAAAGTTTAATCGCGTAGTCTTCAAGCCTGGAGTTGCGGTACAAGCCAGAGAGTTAACCCAGTTACAAGATTATGTGTTGAACACCATAAAAGAATTTGGTGATTTTGTATTCACCGATGGTGCTACAGTAAGAGGTGGTTCTGGATATCCTGTCCTTGTCCCTTATATTAAAATTAACGATGTTGATTCTTCTGGTACTGCCGTATCAAATGACACTCTTGCAAATTATATTGGCGACACAATAACTGGTTCTACGACAGGAATCAAAGCAGAAATTAAAGATTGTAAAACTGGAAGTGACACAGATGCAGTTAAAAAGAAAACATTTTATCTTAACTACACCAAAGGTAATGAATTAGAATCTGGTATTATTGAATCTTCAATAAGATTTGAGGCAGGAGAAACATTAACTGTAACTAGTACTGACTCTGGAAGAAACGGAGATACCTTTGTTGTAGATAATAATACAGACATTGCTAGTTTTACCAAAAACTTTTATGGGTACGCGATAGACTTTGTTATAGAAGAAGGTATTATATACGCTCAAGGTAAATTTATTGCTCATGATACTCAGACACTAAGACTTGACGATTTCAATATGAATGTCAACTTCTTTGTTGGTATCAAAGTAAATGAGTCAATTGTAACTTCAGATGATGATTCAAGTCTTCTAGACCCCGCTACAGGTGCTTTCAACTTTAATGCACCAGGCGCCGATAGAACTAAAATAGACACCGTAATTACAAAAGTTCCATACGGAAAAGATTACGCTAACTCAACAATATATGAAATCGGTGAGTTTATATCAAACGGTGATAACATTTACGAAGTTACTACCTCTGGTACAACTAATTCAGTTGGTGATGGCCCAACTCATACTACAGGTAACGCGACAGATGGTACTGTGGTATTTAAATATTTTGAAATGCCAACTGGGTTTACTGCTCTTTATAAAGTAAAACAAGGACAGATACAAAAGAAATATGATACCAGATTAAATGAACTTGCAGAACTCGGTAAAGCTCTTGCTGTAGAGAAAAATGAAACAGATGGTGATTATGTAATTGAACCGTTTACTATAAAAATAGTAGAGCATTTAAAAACATTAAAAGGTGTAACTTTTAATACATCAACAAATACCAATTATAGTGTGGGTCAATATGTAAATCACTTAGGTAATCTTTATGAAGTGAATATTGCTGGAACCTCTAATTCTGGTACTCCACCAGTACATACAAGTGGAGATGTTCTTAGTGGCACAGTAAGTTTTGGTTACAGAGGTGTATCATATAGAATAGATAACGAAGGATATAGATTTAGTACAAACGCTACAGACCCAGGCGATGCAAATGCGCTTATGGCACTTGTTTCGCCAGGCATTGCATACGCAAATGGATTCCGAAGAGAATATTTCAAAAACCAACCAATAAAAATTAGAAAAGGAACATCTACAGAAACCAAAGAATCTAGAGATGTCACATTAGGATATGGTAACTATTTTAATGTTAAAGAAGTTGTTGGTACATTTGATATAGAAAATGGTGGGGTATGTAATATTGGATTCTTTGGAAGTATAGGTTCACAGACAGGTGCAGCCGCTCACTCAGATGGAACATTTGGTGGACATGCTGCTTTAGGAACAACTATTGGTACATGTAGGGTTCGTGCCTTAAAGAGGGCATCTGGAAACCCAGGCGCTGCTGCTACACAATACAGACTTTTTGTATATGATGTAAGAATACGAGATGGAAAAATTGGGGACGCGAGATGTATTCAATTCCCAAATTCTACTGATAGTGGTTTCGCTGACATCATACTCGATGATACAACTGGAAATGGAACTGGTGATACTGCTTTTGTACACGGAACAGATTACAACAAATTAGTTTATCAAGCACCTTGGCAGTCAACTAAGACCCTTGCAGCTGCTGGTGGTGGAACATATGATACTCAATATTTTTATACAGAAGAATTCAATGTAAGTGTTCCTGCTAATGGTCAGTTTAGTATCAGTACTGCATCACTTGGTTCAGAAGTAATATTCCCATATAGTGTTGCTGGTTTGACACAGACAATATTAGATAATAAAATTTACATGGTATGTAAGACTTCTGGTATCACAGATATTGGTGATGGTACTACTATTTCTGGTTCTGAAGGTCGAGTTATTAGAATTACCCCAAGCATGGTTACAGCTGCTGCTAACGGTCAAACAATGGAGTTTGATGTTGGTACACCTAGTGGAACATATGACGCTTACTTACAAGTAGAAGTAAAAGTAGTTGATGCTGTTCCAGTACCAAAAGCACTCAATACTGGTAGATATGTCAAGATTGACACGCGAGATAATGTCGGCGGTGCAAACGGGCCATGGCCTCTTGGTATAGTAGATGTTAAGGAAATTGAAGCGATATATGTTTCTTCAGACTTAAACACATACTTAGACGATTCAGATAATAAAATTAACCATAAAAAAGATTTTATTTTAGATACTGGACAGAACGATAACTTCTATGGTCACTCAAAAATAGTTAAAAAAGCAACAAGTTCTCTCAACACAACAGACAAACTTTTAACAGTTAAATTGAGTCACTTTACCGCTAACTATGGTGGTTCAAATGGAACATACTTTGCAAAAGATTCTTATCCAGTAGACGATACTGGTGCTACTGGTATATACACATTTGAAATTCCTTATCACAATTCTAAAAAACTAGGTAACTTTAATCTTAGGGATGCGATTGATTTTAGACCAAGAAGTAAACAGACTGCTGTATCTGCTACAACATTAGAAGTTGCTACTGAAAATCCATATCCTACAGATGATTTTGATTTACCTTCAAACGGTATTCAATTCCCGACACCTAATAGTAATTTTACAACAGATGTAGAATACTATCTGCCTAGAATAGATAAACTTGTTATAAGTAAATCTGGTCAGATGAAGATTGTCGAGGGTATATCTGCTCTGCCTGCTAAAGGGCCATCTATGGATGATGCAATGCAGATTGCTGAAATACAAATTCCACCTTTCCCATCATTGGCGCCAGGACTTGCTGCTAGATTTGGACAAGAATTAAATGCTGTCTTTCATAAACTAGAGGGACAACATAGACGATTCACCATGAGAGACATTGGTGCAATCTCAAAAAGAATTGATAGACTAGAATATTATCTTGCTTTAAGTCTAATGGAAATGCAAGCAAAAGACCAAGTTATTCTAGACTCAAACGGAAATGATAGATTTAAAAATGGTATCTATGTAAACTCATTTGATGGAGACCTACTAAGTGATTTATCAGACCCAAGTTATGCTGCTTCTTATGATTCTCAGAAGAAAAGATTAGGGCCTAACTTTGATGACTATCAAGTAGACTTAAAATTAAATGACACACATGGCACTTCTGGGTGGGTTCAACAAGGTAGTTCAATTACAAGACCTTTTGTTTTAGAAGCTGGATTAGAAAATAGATTCGCAACTAAGGTAAGAAACTGTGTAGGTGAATTGTTGTTTAACTATGACGGTGAAATGGATTTATTCCCTCGTTCAGATTCGGGTGCTACTTTTAAAACTCAACAACAGAAAAATGTAATTACATTATCAAATGCTGCCGCTGTTCAAGCTCAAGTTGACTCTTTTAATAATAGTGATAATGCTGTTAGATTTGAAACTAGTTTTGAAGCTGGTTTGTTAAATTCAGATGGAAGTTTTGTTGAGGGGGGAACCCGACCAGTTGAAAAAGAAGCGATTACAATTTCTGGTGAAACTGACGCAACTGGAACAATTACTGGTGATGTATCACAAAGTATTACAACACTAAATGGCGGTGCAAGAAATGGATGGTTTGAACAAAGAGGAGATGGTTCGGTAACTGGTGATATTGGCGGTACAATTTCTGCGAGTGCAACTGCTACTCAAACTATGGAGGTTCAAGACATTGTACAGAAAACTACTTCCATAATAACCACCGCGACAGCATCCGCTGTAGACACTCAAGTACACCCATTAGGTAACTTTGTTACGGATGTTTCTCTACTACCAAACATGAGAGGAAACAGAATAGGTGTTAGGGTTCGCAGAATGAAACCCAACACAAGATTATATTTCTACTTTGATGATATCAGACAAGATGATAGATGTTGTCCTTGTGACCCAGGCGGGTTTGACGCTCTGATTCCAGCATGGAAAGCATCTGGTTCCAGAACAGGACACATATTCTTAGGTGCAAGATTAAATGCCGCTCCTTTGGGTGGTGTTGAAGATGAAAGTAAAAACTATCTGTTTAGTGCTTCTGCTCCTGCTGATATAGGTTCACCTATTGTTACTGACTCAAACGGTGACGCTGCTTTTGTTTACTGGTTACCAAGAGGTAATGATGGTTCAGCGGAAGCTGCTGGACTACCTACATTTGCCGTAGGTACAAGAAGGATGCGAGTAACAGATGACCCAGAAGATAGATACAATTTTGTAACAACATCAGCAGAAAATATTTACTCTGCTTTTGCCATGAATGTTTTCCAAAAGGAAACAGATATAGTTTACGAACAACACGCGATGACTACTTCAACTACTGTAGGTGAACCAGTACTTGAAAAGAAAGGAACAATGGTTACAGATGTAGACCTTCAGCCAGGCGAAATGACTCTCAATGCAGACTTAAACGCCAGACTTGATGTTACCTCACCAACATTTATTCACCATCCACCTATAAGAAGGGGAGACCCAATCGCTCAAACATTTGGTATCGGTGATGCACCAAGTGGAGCATTTATAAAGAAAATGAGAGTTTGGTTTAGAGACAGACCAGGCCAATCTGCTAATGTTGCAAATTCAGCAACTGATACTGGACAGGGTATTACATGTGAGTTAAGAAAAGTACTGAATGGGTTCCCAACCGATGTAGTTCTTTCTGGTGCTAGGAAGTTCTTAAAAGCATCAGAAGTAAAAACAACTCCAGATATATCTGGTGGTAGACAAACTAACTATCAGTTTACAGCAGATGTTGCTACAGACTTTGAGTTTGATGAACCAATTTATGTCGCACCAAATGAAGAATACGCCATGGTTCTTATGCCTCAACGAAATGACCCCAATTACAATGTTTGGTGTTCTAAGTTAGGTGAAAATAAAATAGGAACAGAAGAAAGGGTAACTGCGGAAGAAACTGATATCGCTGGAATGTTATTTACTTCATCAAACAACAGGGCTTGGAGTCCTCACCAAACAGAAGACTTGAAATATGTGGCTTTCTATGAAAGATTTACAGTTGGTTCTGGAACATGCGAGTTTGTAAACGAAGACGCAGAATTTATTACTGCTTCAGATTATCTAAACGGTAGACCGATTGATGGACAAGATGTTCATACATTTAAAGTTGGTATCGCTGGTGGTGGTTCTGGTTATAGTGTCAATGATATTATTACATTGAACGCAATTAATGTCCAGACTGCTACTGCTTCATCCAGTAATAATCTTTCTGGTTCTGGAGTCAAATTAAAAGTAACTTCAGTAAGTTCTGGTGTAGTAACTGGAGTAGAAATTCATGATGCTGGTATAGGATTTAAACCACAAAGAGCAAGTGATTTTCCTGCTAATGTTTCTATACCAACTACAGGACAGGCTTCTGTTACTCCTACTGGTGGTTCTGGTGCTACATTTACATTAAAGATTAAACACGGACAGATAGACGAAGTAGACCCACGAACAGAAAAGATGGAAATCATCTATGATAAAGAAACAATAGATGCTGCTTACGCTGGTGATTCTGACTTCCTTTTTGCTGTAGGTGATGTCTTGGGAACAGGTGACCCTGTTACTGCTGACGGAGAACAAGGATTCAATAGGAATACTTCATTTAAGATTGCCAGTATCTTTAACAAGACCTTTAATAGTCTTAGAACTAACATGACTGTTAAAGAATTCCCAGAAGCTCAAATTAAATATAAAGCATGTGTAACAAACTCTACTGGTTCAACTGCTGCTGGTTCTACATTTACGGATATATTACCAGTTGTCAGACAACCTACTGTTCTAGAGGCTGGTCTGTTCTCCGCGAAGAACGAGTTTGCATTTACTGGTGGTTCTAAAGTAGCTAAGAAGAGTTATCGACACAGGTATGAATTGAGTACTGATACCACACTTCTTTCTCCAGTTATATCACTATATCGTAATGCTGCTATACTAAGAAAATTTGATATCAACAATGATTCTACTGGTGAAGAAACTAATACTGGTAACGCATTATCTAAGTTTATTTCAAGGAGAGTTCGTCTTGCTGATGGACAAGAAGCAGAGGATGTAAGACTTTCAGTTGCTCTAAGACAACCGCCTGGCTCTTCATTTAAAATTTACTTCAAAGGACAAGCAATAGAAGATGATGGAGATTTTTACGAAGATTTACCTTGGATAGAAATGGAACTTGACGATACAAATCCGAAAGGAATTGCTATGTCACAAAGTAGGTTTATCGACTTTAACTACAAGTTGCCTAGTACTGCTTTAGACTCAGATGGAATATTTACACAATCTGTTAAGCGTGTAAACGCTCTAACAATCGGTACTGCTGGAAGTGGTATCGCAAGTGCAAGTTCTGTAAACTTCTCATTTAGTGGAGGTGGTTCTGCTGTTACTAAACAGGCACAAATTAAATGTACTGCATTGTCTGCTGGTGGTCTCGCAACTTTAGAAATTGTAGACCCAGGCCGAGGATATACTACCGCACCAACTGTTAAAGTATTCGATGACCACGCGGTAAGTAAATTTTATGCTACAGGAACAATTATAGGTAATTCTGGTAACATATATGAAGCAACAGTAGGTGGTACAACTGGTGCAGCTTCTGCTAGTTCTGCGCCTACACACGGTTCTGGTACTGCTACAGATGGAACGGTTACATGGACATTTAGAGGAACAAGACCCGCTGTCACATGTACGGTTGCAGACACAGAGTTTAAGAGATTTAAGTATTTCTCAAGTAAATTGGTAATGCTTACATCAAACACTTCTCAAGTACCAGAAGCAAAACAATTGAGGATTATCGCCTTACAGGCGTGATAAATAGAATATGGCAAGCGAATTAGGACAAGTATCAAGTTTAGAATATAACAGAGATAAAGAATCTGGTGCTTTGGTAAATGTAGACAATTCTGGTTTAGCTGCGTACAAACGAAGAAAATATTTGGCGAATCAAAGAAACAGTCAAATAACTGAAATGTCAGATGATATAAATAGTCTGAAAGAAGATTTCCAAGAAATCAAAAGCATTTTAATGCAACTTGTTAATAACATTGATAAATAAAGATAGGGAAGAGACATGTCAACTATAACACTAAGAGCATCTAAGGGTTCACCCCTCACTAATACTGAGGTGGATACTAACTTTAGTAACCTCAACAACGACAAGTATGAGTCGGGTAATAATGTGTCAGTTGGTACTCTTACTGCGAGTGGCAATGTTACTTTTGGCATCGCTGCCACGGTATCCGCTGCTGGTAGTACACAGGGTACTGCAACCGCATTAACCAAAACATACAATATTATATCTACTGCATCAGCTAACCAAGGGGTAATTTTACCCTCTGCCGCTGCTGGACTAGTAATCAACATATACAATGTAAGTGGTAATACTATTAAAGTATATCCTGCTTCTACAGAAACCATAGATGGTGGTTCTGCAAATGCACCAATCGAAGTAGTAACTTCAAACGGTGCTGAGTTAGTTGGTGTTAGTACTGGTGGTTGGAGACAAGTTGGTTCTGGTGGTAGTAATTTATCTCAAATAACAGTAAACGATTCCGCAGAATTGCTAGGTTCGTTGAAATACGGAGTAACTGCTTCAGTTTCAACTGCTGGTTCTGCTCAAGGTGATGCAACTGCTTTGACTGAAACAATTAATGTAATCGGTACAGTCGGTGGAGCTGCAGAAGGAGTTGTTTTACCAACCGCTGCTGCTGGACTACATGTAGTTGTCGCTAATATCACTACAACTGATTGTAAATTGTATCCCGCTTCATCGGATACTATTGAAAGTGGTTCCGCAAATGCCGCTGTAACGCTGCCTGCGAAAACTACTATTACTTTAACATGTCAAGACGCGACCAATTGGGTGAAACACAGAGGACTTGCAGTCTACAATTCATCTGGTTCGTTGCTCAACTAAGGAGAAATTGAATGGCAGGGCCAGTTACACTTAAAGCAGGATCATATCCGACTCCCGCTGGGGGCCTACAGGGTCTTAGGGAGCTATCTGCTACTGAAATAAAAGACCAAGTAGCAGGAGTTATCACAAAGAAATTCGCTGATGATACAGACGGTTCGGGTACTGCTGAGCTAAATGTTGTAATTGGGGGTTCTGCTGGCGGAGATGAAATCGGCACATTCACAAACAGAGAGAGAACTGATGCTGTAGGTACTCACCCCTCTGGTGGAAGCACTACGGATACTGTACACCGATTCAATCAACCAACTGCTTCTGTTAGTGAGTCTGGACAAATCAATCCCCTTAGATGGACAGGAACCGCTTTAGAACAAGCAACAGATACAGAATTAGATACTGAAGTATTAGACTTAGTTATAACTGCAATGGCTGCCGAAGATGCAAATACAGTCGGACAATATAAAATTGGAACTGGTGCGCCTTCTGGTGGAACATGGACTGCAAGATATACTATTACAGAAACACAAGTTGACGGTACAGATGTTTCATACTTTCTTTATCAAAAAACCGCACCAACTACAGACGCTGGAACAGATTCAAACTTGTTACTAAAAGCTGGTGACGATGGCGAACCAAACGAAATGTCAACTGCAAACTTACATACAATGGTGCCCGCATTTAGAAATAGAATTATTGCTAGTGGAGTAGGAACATATTTACTTCAAACTGGCTCACCATCTGCTACTGGAACATGGGTACAGATGGGGTCAACGATGACTGACCAATTAAAAGACATCTCAACTGTAGCATACGCTGGAGACTATACTGGGTCATATACTGGGTTTTATGACCGATTCTTTGCTGGATTCTTAAATGGTGCATACGCTGGTACATATTCTGGTACATATACTGGATACTATGACGGTAACACCGTACAAACTTCAAGTTCCACGCAAGAAACAAAACAGCTGTTTATTAGAACCGCTTAAGACTTGACATATATAGTGGGGTAGGTGTATAATAAACCTACCCATTTAATCATGAGGAAATATTATGACCGAAGAAAAGGCGAAATATCGCAACCCCCGATGGATAGATAAAGAAAACCGATCGCTATTCTGCGAGATTTTGGTTGGAAAGAATTATCGTCCAGCACAAATCAATGTTGGTAATATCAAAGAAGGTCTTGTCAATGAGGACTTTAATGCCATCATGGAAATCTTCACCGAAAAAGATATCGATGAAAATACAGAAGCACACAAAGAGGTTGTAGCAGAACAAGAACTAAAAGATGCTGAACAACGCGAGGTTCATAGGAACAGAATACTGCAAGAATCATTATTCAATATGAAACTAGAAGCTTTTGAAATCGATGCAATCAAAAACTCTAACAACAAAGAAATCAAAAAACTTATTCGTAAAGCAAAAACCCAGTTAGAAGTACAAGCATGGGTTACTATATTGATTCAAAAAGAAGCATTACCAACGGAACCGTAATGAATGGATATCTTTATGTTGCTTCTCGTGATGAAAGATATTTACAAGCCGCTATTCAATCCTCTGAATCATTATTAGACTTTCATCCCAAAGCAAAGATTACACTTTTTACAGAAGAAAGGTGGGATGGAACATATGATAAAAGTATATTTGATAATGTATTTTATTGTGATGACCATGTGAGAGCAAAACTCTGGGCATTATCCAGAACTCCATACGAAAAGA